ACTGCGAGTGTGAAAGCATTTCTGTGCATAATGATGTTCTGTGGAGAAACAACACCTGTGCTATTGAACTGAGTTACAGCAGCAGAAGCAGCAGGGCTAGGGATTGTTACGTTTTGGAACTGACCAGCTGTAATTACGGCAGGAGATACAGTTACAGTAACGCTTGAACCAGAAGCAATAGTAGCAGCAGATTTAACAACAAAGTTACGGAGCTTGTTAGAACCATAAGCCTGACGATTCTGTGGGTTAACTGCATAAACACCAGCGATAGTAATAACGTCACCTACGTTTAATACTAAGTTACCTGTATTAGCGGCTGTGATGCTGATGTTAGAAAAAGAAGCCCAACCAGATGTTAAGAAACCTGTAGCAGTTGTAGTAGCAACAGAAGCAGTAACAGTTGTTGTGCTGTTAGTACCAAATGTTTGTGATACTACGTTTTGGTCAAGTTTCCAGTTCATACCAGCAGAGTCACGACCCATCAAACCTTTCCGATATTGCTCGCCAATTGCTTCTTGTGGCACAAATAAGCCTTTTAAAGAATCAACAATAGTTGCAGATGTAAATGGCTCAACGATACAAGCACGTCTACCATCTCTTGGAGCACCTTCAGCGTCTAGGTAAGCACCAGCAGTTAGATATGTAATCAAACCTGTTGGGGGAGTACCTGCTGTACCAACGATGTTAGCTGTGTTTTGAGTAGCCATAACTAGACCATCTCTGTCGATTTTGTTAGCAATAGCAGCAACAGCTGGCTTTAATACACGATCGCTAAACATATCTAAAGACAATGCTAAGTCCTGAGTTGTAAACTGTGTATCAACGTGGAACTGTGTTGATAAAGTTACAGGTACAGAAGTTTCGTTAAAGTCTTCTACGTTTAATGCTGGGCCTGTAGTTCCAATGAAACGACCAGGTCTTCTTACGTTAACTGTGTTACCAATCTTACCACCAACAACTGCGAATTGATCATCATAGTTACGATCGACTTCAGATGTGAATGTCAATTCGTTTTCTAGAACCATCAATGCTTCGTTGGTAATCTTGCTAATGGTTAATAAATTATTTGCCATTTTAATTACCTTTCAATTTAATAAATTAAGTTTTTACCTAATCCTCTTAGCTTGCCTCATTGCTTTGTACTGTGCAAAAGTCATTTTATCTGTATCAGTTACAACAACTTGTTCACTTGTACCAGCTTTGATTGGATTAATCGGAGCAGGTGCTTTAGACTTCACAGCAACAGGCTTCACTTCTGAAGGTTTTTCAAACCTTGCTTCCAACTTACCTATTTCTCGTAAAGCAGTAATAGCGTTTGATTTGGCTATTTTTTCAGCAAGTTCTTTGTTTTCTGCCAAGTGATATAAAATTCTTGGCCCAACTTCGCTATCCAAAATTGCTTCTCTAACATGATCAGGTACGATTACGTCACTAGAAGCTACCATTTCTTCAAAATCAGGTAAATCTTGTTTTGCATTTTCTAGTCGAGAGTTCCAAGTTTCGATGACTTTGTTACGCTCTTCTTGTCTTCTACGTTCAATTTCTTCCTGTTTACTACGCATTACAGCGTTTTCGGCACTCCAATCAGCCAATGCTTCTGCGTATTCAAACGCATCTACAAACTGATCAGGCCTCGGCTTGTCATTACTGCTCTGCTCCACTTTAGGTGCAGCCTGTGATTCCAATGCCTTTAAACGAGTTTCCAATTCTTCACGTCTTTGACGCTCTGCTTCTGCTTCTTTACGCAGTTGCTCACGTTGTTTAGTGAGTTCTGAAAACCTCTTTTCAAGTTTCGGATTTGGTTTCCGTTCTTCTGTTACTTTTCCCTCGTCTTCTGCAACTGGTTCACTCTGTTCCTCTACTTCTGTCGGCTCTGTAGGATTTTCCTCAACTACAGCCTCAACTTCAGGTTCGGCAGCTAAACCTAATTTATTTGCATAAAACTCGGCACTATTCTCGCTTGTTAATACTGTTGCATCTGACATGAGTTTCCCTCAAGAATTAACCCTGTGTACCTCACAGGTAAGGTTTAATATATCTTAATACTTTTGTTGTTAATTTACAACTATATTGCTCGTTCAACAACCTCTGCATTTGCAGCTTTAAATTCTGTACGATTAATATGTGACAAAATCAACGCTAATTGTGCTTTCATTTGCTCAATTTCTTTTTGTGCTTCTGTCTTTGTAATCGTGTCAGTCATTGCAGTAGAAGCACGAATCTTCGTATCTTCACGTTTAGTTGCGTTATTCATTTCTGTATCGTGAGCTTTAGTAGTCTGACGCATGAGTTCACGTTTAGTTTCAGCTTCTTGCTTAACACCCTCGATGTCTTGACGTTGCTTAATCATCATCTGCAACTGCTGAATCTGTTGTTGCATCTGCTGTATTGTTGCCTGACCTTGCTTGAGCTTCATCTGAACTGCTGGTGGTATATCTGACATATCGTCAATCTGTGCTAATGGGTTATTAATTGCTAATCTATCTGCAATTACATCAGCACCAGGGAAATCCATATTTCTAACTAATAAATCGCCAGCAACTTGTACAAGTGATGGCTCTGCTTGGAATAGTGCCATCATAGAATCTACTGCTTCTTGACGCTTAGAATTGTAGCCAGGGCCTGTATCCATTACAACGTCATACTCACCAATCGTAACATCATTCATAATACGCATAATGCCTTGCTCATCCATTTTGCGTTCATTAATCGTCATAATTTCAGGTTTGCCATCATCGCCAATAATACGCATTGCACGTTGTGTGTCGTAAATCTTAGGAATTAAGTCCAAAATAATACGACCAACTTGTCTAATAGAACGAGTTAAGTTGTCGTAATAGTGCATATTCGTCATATCAGCTTGCATTTGCTGACCTTGAATAGCTTTACCTGATTGAATACCTTGTGGCAGTTGGTTAGGATCATAAATACCAATAACTGCCTGTAAATCTAAATTCATCGACTGCATCGCTGCCATTGCACCTGTTGGTGGCTGTTCTGGTGTCTGTCTAATTGGTGGATTTGCTGGTCTGCCATCAATATCAGTCTGTTTATAACGTAAAACAGGCATAGCTTTAATATTTGCCATTGCCCATTCGTTTTCGTGACCCTCATCTTGACCTTCAGCAAGCAACCATTTAGCTTTAGGTGCAAGTGCAACAGTTTCAGTTAATGCAGTTGACCAATAGTTATACATACGTTGTGGGTCTTTAGCCATTCTAACTAAGCCAAAACGCTTATGTTTTCCCTGAACTATGGTGCTTTGACCATAAACAGGAATAATTGGGATATATTTACCAGCCCAATCACCTTCTTCAAGCACTTGCATAGCAGTAACTTTGCACCATTTAATCTTTTTGCGAACTGAATCACGTCTATTGATGATTTCAATTCCCATTTCTGCCATCAATTTCTTATCAACTTCATCTTTATAGATGCTTGAACCATCAGATAGTTGTAATAAAACAACACTTTCACGAATTGTGTACCAATATTCAGCAATACGGATTTCTTCTTTTTGTATCCAATCGCCTATTACATCACCTGTTCCACGACTGACAAATCCCTGATCTACTTCAGCATCAGGATACATTGCACTAAATGTTTTCTTTGGAATAAGTGTTGTAATTAAACAACGCTCTGCATCTGAACCATCAGTCATAATTGAATTAGGGTCAAAATAGACTGTAAATGGGTTTTCTATAGGCTTGATATAAATTTCTTGGTCAAAACTATCATCTTTGATGTAATCAGTAGTAACCCTAATATATCCCCAACCCATGCGAACTGCATAATCTACTGCATTTAAATAGGCTTGGTCTGCATCTGATTGCAATTCTATGTGTCTGCAAATACCTGTGATGATTTCAGCTTGCTTTTCATCTGTTTGTGTATTCATGCCATGAGCTTTGATTCTTGGTCGTTGCTCACGAATTTGGTTTACGATTTGACGGCAATACGCATCGACTTTATTAATAGTAAGGCAAGGTCTAGCTTCTAATATTCTTGAATTTTGAACGTCTACAGGCCATTGATCACCAGCACTAAATCGCACATCATCTAAGGCTTCGGCTCTATTATTAGAATCTACGTCATTTACCTGACGCAAATATTCCATCGCCTGTTGGATGCGACTATCTGGGTTTGTGTCGATTTCAGCCATATTTTGCCCTCATTGTAAACTAAATTTTAACCCATCCATGAACCATGTTCAATATAAACCTTTTTAGGCTTGACTTTTTTAGGCTCGTTAACCATTAGTCCTAACATACGAAACGCATCAGCACCATGCGAATATTGGTCGTGTAATGGCTTTTGACTCCAAGCACCATTCTCATCTACATCATAGCGATAATGACGTAAACATTGCAGTCCATCATCACAGTTTTCCCTATCAAAATAACATTTATTAAAGATGGTTCTTGCTGCGTTGATAGAATCCGTTACAGGAACTCTGTCTAATATCTGCACTTTCATACCTGTACTTCTTACGATATCCTCAATGCTACGACCAGAACCTAGATTTTTAGCAGCTGCATCATGTGGCAACCACAACGTATCAAAGAAATACCCAAACTTTTGCATTTCTGCAAGATACCAAGATATTGTTTGTTGATTTGCTTGTAAATAACGGATTAATCGTATTTCCATGCCTATAAACTGCACGAACCAAATAGCAGTATGATCTGCCCATCCTAAGTCAAACACAGCATGAACAGGTTTAATTGGGTCATAAGGCACTCTTGTAATACGATTCTGAAGCTCTGCCATCTGCATTTCTTTAGCAAAAATAGCACCATCTACTGTAACCCTACAAAGTCCTTCCCACACAGTATTATAGGCTTCTGCATCCCTATTCTTAAGTGCAAGACGTTCTAAGTTTAATGTTTCAGGAAACCAGGGATTATCCGACCAATTGATTTTCTGTATTACAGAATTATTAGGGGGATTAACAACAAAGCGTTGGAATGTTTCATCTGACTCCAATTCAGGGTTAAATGTTACCCAAATCTCAGAGTTTTCTTTACGAATCGTTGGTATTAATACATTCCATGATGTTTTAGATACTGTTTGAGCTTCCTCAACCCAACATATATCCACACCCTCAAATGATTTGATATTGGCTACGTTATTCTTTAAACCAACAAAAGCAAACTCGCTACCATTCTTACCTCTGATAGCGTTCTGCGTTATTTCATAAAAAGATTCTAAACCAAGTGCGTAGATTTGGTCTGATAAGAGTTTGTGAACTGAATCCTTAATTGATGTTTGAAACTCTCTGGCACATAATATCCTGAGTGTAGATTTGCAAGCAAGAATGAGTAAAGCCCTTGATACTCCCCATGACTTTGCACCACCACGACCACCATACAAAACTTTGTAACGCATAGGCTCAAATAAACAAGCCAATTTCTCAGGAAACTCAGCTTTGGCAATCGCACCTTGTAGTTCATTCATTAGGCTTTACAAACGTAACTTGAATACCTGTTAATGGCTCACCATCTGCACCTGTTATCTCAGTTGACTGAACAGCTTTACCATCAACCCTATCAATAACTTCTCTTGCAGCTGCTATACTACCTTCCATAGCATCATCAATAAGTTTCTCAACAATCTTCTCTAACTTCTGTGGATTCTGTATTAAATGACGTTTGAGCTGATCAGCAAAGAGCTTGTTCTTGGCAGCATTTCTGTTGCCTTTCATGCCCTCTGCTATCTTCGCAGAACGATCTGATTCAGATTCCATGTTATTGATTAACAAAACTTTATTGTTGTTTTTCTACAACAGTTTCATCAGTAGACTGTTGTATTTCTGCAACAGGTTTCTGTTCATCAATTTGTTTCTGTGTATGAGCTTGAATAAAGTCTACAAGTCCTCTTGAGAACTTATGTGGAACTTCATCTAGAAACTTTAACATTTCGTTGATTTGATCGATATGAAAATTAATTTGCATTATTTACTTCCTTTCTTCTTTTTGGCTTCTCGTTGTACGTTTAACGCTATTGCTACTGCTTGTTTTTGGGGTTTTCCTGCTTTGATTTCTGCTTCTATGTTCTTGCTGACTGCTTTCTGGGTCTTGCTCTTTATTAATGGCATTTTTGTACTCCTCTGGGACTTCAACAATAAAATGGTAATCAACCTCTAATTTGTCAACTTTAAGTTCTGACATTTGAGTTTTATACCAACCAAAATGATTCATCAACTTCTCAAACAAACTTCTTTTATCTATTATGTCTATATTCATTAGCAGTTCCAATTCTTAAGTGATGCCTTTGCACGTTCAGCAGGGCCTTTAGCGTTCTTAACAACTCCTTCCATCCTTGCACAAAAAGATGCCTTACGACCTTTGTCTTTTTCTGTCTTTGGATTAGGGGCAGGAGCTTTTAAATTAGCATTGTTCTTGGCATTGTACTCAGCACGACCTTTTGCAGTCATGCCAGCACCTTTGTCAGTAGGATTGTATGTCTTACCCTTACCTGTGGTCTTATGTTCTATTGGTTTATCGTGTTTTTTAGTAACCATTATTTTGCCTTTTCTAATATTGCTTTTGCAAATTCTACAAAACCATGATATTCCTCAGTAACTTTATCCATATAAATAAATTTATTACCAAGTTCTATTATTTCTTTTTCATCAATAGTAATTTCATTAAATAATTCTCGCAATGGCCGTGTTATTTCATTACGATATAAATTTGTTTTTCTTAACTCTTTTAATGTAATTGTTTCCATTATTTCTTCGCAGTCTTAGCAGATTGTTTAAATGCTTCAGCAGTTGGAGCACCTTTACTACCAGGCTTACGCATCTTCTCGACTGGTTTACCTTCTGCTTTTTCTTTTTTAATACGCTCTTGTTTAGCGTGAATGTTGGCATATAAGCCAGGTTTAGTTGATGCCATTTAACACCTCATAATCTCTTATAATTTCACGAATTGCACAATTTAATTCATATACCATTGGTATTTTATATTTATGTAAAATATTTCTAATTTCATCATCTGATAATGTAATTGGTTTTTTTGACCATTCTACATAATACTTCTCAAAATTATCATTTATTTCTTTAAGATTAGCCATTATGCTATCTCCTGTTCAAAACATACATCTTGCCATGACATAATTAAATAACGCTCGTTGTCTTCAAAATACTCTTGATACTTTAAATATTCATCATCACCCATTGTGCCAAATCTTACAAATGATCCTACATTAATTGGCATAGGTTCACGTCTGCCATTAGGCAATCGTTTACCAGGGCCAACTGCTACTACTGTTCCCATGTTATCTTTTTCATCCATAATCACAGCAATTATGTCTGATTTCTTACGTTCTATTGGTTTAACTACAATTTTGTCGTGTAGTGGTTTAAGCTGCATCTTGTTCTCCACAAATATAAAATGACACAAATTCTAATAAAGAAATTGCACTAAATATTTCAGGAAACTTAACTTCTAGCAAAGTATTTTGTAATAAATCTAAATCTTTTGCAGTTTTATCACACATTCTTTGTAATTGTCTGTAATCTATTTGATTAGCTTGCATCTTTTTTAGGCCTTCCTGGTTTAGTTTTAATAGCACCAACTTCTGCCATTATTGATTCTCTAGTTACATCTTGAACAATGTTTTCGATAGCCACAGGACTAGGATTAAGCTCAAATTCACCACACCATTCTGTTGAATGTCGGTTTTGATAAGTAGGGTATCTTCTGCAAGTCCCCATTATTTGATTTGGGTCAGAATAATATATACAAGTTAGACAAGTATTATTAAAATTGATTTTAGCCATTAAGCACTATCCTGTTTATTGGTTAAAAACCCCTAGTTCTTTACCGAGAATTAGGGGTTTTGCTTATTACATCTTGTCTTGGTGATGTTCAATACGCTTATGTTCATAAACTACTTTTTCAGAGCTTCCACCCTTCATTTCGCCACACATACCATCGTATTTACCCATGTGAGAAGCATCACGACTACCAATGCTGTCAGCTTTACCCATAGCAACACCACCAACTAATTTAGCTTTACGCTCGCCTGATGTGTCACTAGAAGTTGCACCTGCTGGAGCTTTAGCACCAGTTGTTGATGGAACACCTTTAAGACTATTTGGCCCAGATTCTGTGCCTTTTTTCATACCTGTTTTATCGCTAGAAATTACGCTTTTTGGCTCTTTTTCCATTCCATAGTAACCCATATCTTTTCCTTTGCAAAGAAATCTCACCATTGAGATACTTTATTTTACTACAAATTTAACTTGTTTCAAGTAGTTTTATTAAGCGTTCTGCTGATTCTAAGTCATTAATTCTTACAACTGTAGAACCTTTCCAATTTTCTATAAATTTCAACTGGGCATTTGTGAAACGCTTTTCTTCGCCTGACTTTATTTCAACCAACACAGTTTTACCATTTATACCGATAACTAAGTCTGGGAATCCTTGTCCCATTCTGCTTGCATCAAACACAGTCGCACCTAATTCTCGTAGTTTTTTAACAACTTGCGTATGATTTGTGTCAATTCGCCTTGCATATTTTGTGTATGTCATTGTTATTTAGCAAAATTATGTTATAAAATAGAAAACCCAAAAGGAAAATTTATGCCAGCACCAACTGTTGATGATGATTACTTTATTAAATTATGGCATGAATATAAATCTCCTAACAAACTTGCCAAAATAATAGAATGTGACTTATCAGCAGTTTTTCGCAGACGCAGAAGGCTTGAAAAAAAGTATAACATTGTTTTAGAAGCTACAACACACGAAACTCTTAAGAAATTTAACGCAGAACAAGAAAAACAAAAGTTATTAAATCGTTTATCAGAAACTCGTGGTAATGCTAGACGTGGTGTTACATTAGAAAATGGTCGAGTTATTATATTTTCAGATGCTCACTTTTACCCTGACACAGAAACTACAGCATATCTCGGACTTTTAGAAGCCATCAAAGAATTTAAACCTGAAGTTATTATTGCCAATGGTGATATTTTAGATGGCACTACAATCTCACGTCATCCTCGAATTATGTTTCAAAATGCACCAACAGTTATGGAAGAATTAGATGCAGTTACCCATTACATGGGAGAAATTGAAGCTACGTCAAAGTTTAAAACTAACCTAATACACACATTTGGTAATCACGATGCACGTTTTGAGTCTTTTTTATCAGCAAACGTACCACAATATCAAAATTTAAAAGGATTTAGTCTTAAAGATCATCTTGCATCTTGGCAAGCATGTTGGTCGTTTTGGCTTAATAATGAAACTATAGTGAAGCATCGACTTAAAGGTGGTGCTTACGCTGGATATAACAACGTCAAAGCTGCTTTAGGTGCAAACATTGTTACAGGTCATACGCACGTTTTAGCAGTTCAACCCTTAACAGGGTATCAAAAAACATTTTACGGAGTTCAGACAGGCTGTTTAGCAAATCCTAGAGGTGAACAGTTCATAAGTTACCTTGAGGATGCACCTGTTGATTGGAGAAGTGGATTTTGTATGCTGACATTTAAGGATGGTAGATTGTTAATGCCAGAGTTATTCCAAGTGCATGATGAAAATGAAGGCACAATTGAATTTCGTGGAAAAGTCTACAACGTATGACTCCCACAAGCAAAACATTAGAATCGATGTATCTAATGCTTTGTCAAATGAAGCCATTTAATAATTGGAATTTACCAAATACTGCACTAATTAATTTTGTAGTTACATCAGAAGAAGATTCTTATGGAACTTATGTATACGATGACGATATACATATTATTACTATTTCTAAAGCTAAGTGTAGTCATTTTGAAACTATCCTCAAAACGCTTTCACATGAATTAATACATTTAAAAAGGTATAAATCTAAAAATTGGGATAAACACGATAAAATTTTTAGAAAATATGCTGCTCAAATAGCTGATGAATTCGGCTGGGATAGACTTGAGTTGTAAATTAGTATTCACGTTATCAATTTACAAGGATAAAAAAACATCCCAAATTGATGCGATGTATATACCTATAAGTTAAAAATATTATATTAAATTTAACCTATAAGTTCCATTGTCTTTTGAAGTAAGGTTTGCTCGTCAATTCCGTAGCAAGCTTCAAATTTTCCCTTCTTGCCAAGTGCGTGAACACCAGAATCGCCTCTGTGATGTTCTCTGCACAATGGAATGACTGGGCTATTACTTCGTTTTGTTGCGTTTCTCCGTATGTGATGGATTTCAGCTGGTGTTTCACCGAGTCCAAGATGCCTACAGAGAGAGCATCCCAATGATGCAATTTTTCCATATAATTCTTTTTCTGATTTTTTCAACGAGTTAATTTTTCTATTTGTCTATTAGTTGCTTGTTCTGTTCGCCAGACTTCAACTTTCATTTTAGCAGTTTCTATTTTTAATTTTAATGAAGTGTATTCTCGTTTAGCTTTTGCCAAATCATTACAATAATCCTTATATTCAAAAGAAGCTAGTGCATCCATTTCTTTTCCAGCAATAGATGGCTGACTACTATTTTGCATAAACAATGCTTTTAAACCTGATTTATAGTTTTCTATATAACTTAATTTTGCGTCTGCGGCTGCATAGTCATCAATCAAATCAACTATGTATTGTATTTCGTCATTAGGATTAATCAAAATGGAGCATCCTCAAATATAGGTTTATCAACTTTAATACGTTTTATTGTCCAACCTGTTCTTAACTTAACAATGTTTCTTGCTTCAGCATAAGTTTTAGTTTTACGCATTAATTCTTTATTTTCATCATAAATTAAGTATTTCATTTAGCCACCATACCTAATCCAATATTGCCAATAAAGTAACCTATAAAAGATATACCTAAAGCAACATTACCTTTAATGATTTGTTCTATAGCGACATATAGGTAGACTACACCTATTGCCCATATTAAGTAACTTGACATTTTTTTCCCTTTAAAATGTTAAATTGTTTTACTATTTCAGCTTCTAATTCTTGTCTTGCTTTTAATCCTCGATGTTTCTGCACCAAGTCTAAATATTTTCTTCTTTGTTGTAAAGGTGTTTTTAATGTAGATGTTGCTTCACAGATTTTTCGCCATTCTTCAGAATTTAAATCCATAAAAAAAAGAATAATAACATTACTAGAACAATAATAATTCTATCTAATAAGTTCTCATATTCTTTAATTTCTTGACTATTCATAAACCCTTAAATATATATTAAATATATCTTCTCTTTTGGTGAAGACACCTAGCCATCCTAGTGTGCCTTCAAAACTTCTCTTTCGGAGCCAGTTCACCCGACAGTCTTTCGTAGAATAGGCACTATCTTCGCCACCTATTTGTGCAGTATTACATCTACTTTCCCACAGTCTGCTTGTATCATAGTTGCTGCCGTTACCCGACCAATCCATGACCTACCACCTTTCCGTAAATTATTCCGAATGAGTTAATACAATAAACTAAATTTTTTTACTATGCAAGTTCAGGCCAAACTAATCTGTATGTTTTAGGAAACAAATCTTGCCTTTTTACTAATCCATGTGATTGCTTTTCTATTTCAGCTGCTAAAAACAATAATTGTCCATGTGGTATTCCTCTTAGTTTCCATTGTGCAACAGCTGGGGGAGCTACCTGACATAACTTTGCTACCTTGTTAGTACCACCTAATAATTCAACAATCATAGCATCCGTAAAATTTAATGACATAACATTCCTTAATTATTTTTTATTTATTTTACAACAGTTATTGCACAATGTATTAATTTTTGTTAATATGTAATTGTGTTTATTACGAAAGGGAAAATGATGACACAAGGAACGATTGATACATTTAATATTGATGACGATTTACAGGAAATGCGTTTAATGCAAGAAGAACGTCAATTAAGACTATTGGAAGCATTACACGCAATGGAAAATAACATGATGTCTGATGAAGATATGTCTGTTATTTGGTTTGAATGTGGTATGCCAAGAGCAGCTTTTAGAAAACTTAACTAATACGGAAAATTATGAACAATTATTTAGAATTACGGAAAATTAACGTAAACGAAAATACAGAGAAAAAAGGTCGTTTTACTTATTTATCTTGGGCATGGGCAGTTGATCAGTTATTACAACTTGATCCATCTGCTACATGGAAATACGACCAACCAATGGCTTTTGGTGATACTTTGATGGTATTTTGCACAGTTACAGCATTTGGCAAAGAAATGACTGCTCAATTACCTGTAATGAATAATCAAAATAAAGCTATGCCTAATCCTGACGCATTTGCTGTTAATACTGCGATGCAACGATGCCTGGCAAAAGCGATTGCATTACATGGTCTTGGTTTATATATTTATGCTGGCGAAGACTTGCCAGATGAAGAACCTGAACCTAAGCCAGCGATTACACCACAACAAATTGTGTCTATAAACGCTTTAATTGAGCAAACAGATTCAGATGAAGCAAAACTATTGGCTTACTTTAAAAAGGCTTCTATTGCCCTTTTAGACAGAAATCAAGCTATACAAGCAATTCAATTACTAGAGAAAAAGTTGGGAGAAAAAAATGTCGGTGAATAAAGTCATTATTGTAGGTTTTGTCGGTCGTGAACCTGAAAGTCGTACGTTTCAAGATGGCACAGGAGTTACTAATTTTAGCGTAGCAACTTCTGAAAAATTTAAGGACAAAGCGTCTGGCGAATATCGTGAAAATACCGAATGGCACAGGATCTCTTGCTTTGGTAAATTGTCCGAAATATGTAGTAAATTTGTGACAAAAGGTAGTCAAGTTTATGTAGAAGGTAAGTTGGTAACAAGGAAGTGGAAGGACTCTAACGGAGTTGAGAAGTCATCAACAGAAGTTAAAGCAGATGTATTGCAGTTGTTGGGTAGTAAAGAAGTAAAACAGCCATCAATTGATATTGGAACAATTAGTAATCATGCTTCAATGTCGCTTGGTGATTTAGAACAAGACATCCCCTTTTAGGATAATATGGATAATATGATTCGTGAATATGCGAAAAATTATTCTGACACATTTACACAAGCATTTGGTGTAGATGAAGAACGTACTGTATATCAGTTCGATCAAGTGGGTCTAGCTCGCTTTGTCGAACAAGTTATACAACGTGCGTCTATTTTGTCAGATAAGATTGTATATTCTTAAATATTAACAAACTTGTTATAAATTGACTTTTTAGTCAATGGAGTAGTGTTTACTTTAAAGGGAAAAAAATGAACTGTAAAACTTGTAAATATTGGTATAGTCCCAAAGGCTTTGATGCTATGGGCATTTGTCGTAGATTTCCACAGAATCAAAATAAAGCACCAGACGATTGGTGTGGAGAACATACTGAACCTGTAGTATTTATAAAAAAGGTGCAGAAATGACAGCAAATGAACTAGCAGATAAGTTGAAATTGTTTTGGCATACAGAAAATGATAATTTATTTGAACAAGCAGAAACCATGCTACGCCAACAAGCCAAAGAGATTGAGGAATTGAAATTGCGTATTAGTCAACTTTTAGAAACTCAAGATTACTTGTATAAAAAACATGATTCAGACAAAGCTAAAATTGAAGAGTTAAAACAAATCATTGATGCAAACAATTTACAGTCAGATATTGGGCAATTAAA